AGTTTTATCCCAAAGAATATCACCAGATCCGTTGAACTCGATGATGTCCTGCGTGTTAGTATAAGCGCCATACTCGAAATAATCTTGGAGGAGAAATAGCATAACAGCCAACATATTAAATGCGCTGCTGTCACTCGTATCGTTGTACATACGAATGATCTGCTCCTTGGAGTTGTATTTTTCCAGAACCTTCAGCACTTGTTTCAGTTCCACCTTGGGGGTCGTAGCATCGAGCAGATATTTCGGATAGCATTTCAGCACACGCCCCTCAATAGTAATCACACCCACAAATAATACGCAACACGATACAACAAAGAAGAGGAGCCGCAAAAGCGGCTCCTCTTGCTATTTCCGGGGGATGCGGGGGTATATCTCAATTTCAAAGTCGTCGGGCTTTAGGCGTTTGCCGGGGACGGCGATTTTCTTATAGACCACCTTTTCCACGACATCCTTGAGCATTTCGTTCTTTTCCTCAGCAGAGGGCAAGGAATGATACACCTCGATGAGGTTCTTAACCTTTGGGATGATGTTCTTTCGGTTCGCCTCGCGCTCCTCCTCGACGACAACCTCCTGCCGGAGAGAGGTGGCCAATTCCTTGGCGGCGTTGATTTTCTCCGCCAGAGAGCGGGAACGGTCCAGAAACGTGTCCACGTCGTAGACCCCCTGCTCCAATAGGTCGTGCGTCCGCTCAAGTTGCTTTTGCAGACGGGCGAGATCACCCTCGGCGCGCTGCAAGGCTTTCTGTTTTACCTCGGCGTTGGAGGCAACGCGATGCTCAGGGCTGTTCGCCTCGGCCCATTCCAGCTCGTACCCGGATAACCATTCAGCGAGGCCAGCGAGGATGCGCTCCTCAACGATGTCCAGCCGGGTGGAAACGGTCGGGCACCCATGCGTCCGGCAGACAAGGCTCCCGGCATCGGGCCGGGCGGCACTGGTGGCGCGCCCCATGGCGTGGCCGCAGCAGGCACAAAAGACAACGCGGGTCAGAGGGTTCTTAACAGATAGGTCGATATGCGTGGAGCTATTGACGCGGCGCTTCACCATTTCATTCGCAATATCAAAAACCTCCTGCTCGATGATGGCCGGATGGCGGCCCTCAAAGACGTGGACCTCATCGGCATCAGCCTGAACGCGCTGCCGGACAACCTTGCCGTCAACCACCTTTTTCTTGGACGGATGCTGGCCCCAGCGGACCTTGCCTATATACGCCGGGTTCTGCACCATAGCGGCCAGAGCCGGGCGGCCCCATAGACCACCCTGCGGCGACGGGATTCCGAGGTCGTCCAGATGGCGGGCAATCGCGCCCAGCGGCATACGTTGGAAAGAGCCGTCCTCCGCCTGCGCCCCACGGGTGTATAACTGGAAAATCAGGCGGACCACATCGGCCTCCTCCTCGATCGGCTCAAGGGACCACCCTTTTTCGTTTTTCAGCTTTATACGCCGGTAGCCATAGGGAGCGCGACACGGAACCCATTTCCCCTCTTTGGCGGCGGCCAGCTTGCCACGCTGCAAGCGCCGGTTGATGACCTTGTACTCCCGGCGGCTCATAAATAGGCCGAACTCGAAATACTCCTCGTCGTATTCATTGTTCGGGTCGTATATTTTCATCGGGGTAATAATTTTGGTATCGGAGAACTTGAACGTCTGCGCTATGATGCCTTGGTCTATGGTATCGCCACGCGCCAGACGCTCTATTTCCATCACCAGCCCACCGGCCCACATCCCCTGCTCGACCTCGGAGAGGATGCGCTGCATCACCGGGCGGGCCGCGATGGTTTCGCCGGAGACGACCTCCCGGTAAATCTGCGTCACGTTCAGGTGGAGCCGCTTGGCGAGCTCCAAAAGGGCGCGCTCATGTCGCGCCAGCGTCTCGCCCTCACCGTGGGCCTCGGCCTCCATATCGGCGCGGGATTTTCTCAGGTAAATAAAATACTCATCCAAAACTATCACCTCCAAAGCAAAAGGCCCCGCACCCGCAGGGCCTTTTCTTATTTCTTATTTTCAGCCGCAATATCCGCTTGGAGCAGGCTGTCGATGATGGCGGCGGTTTCCGCCTTTAGGCCGTTCTGACGCTCCATGAGCTGAGGGAAGATAGTGGCAAGGTCGCCGGGGTTATCACCGAGGAGCCTCTTCACGGCGCTGCGGTCCCGCTGCAAGACTTCGATGAGGTCACGGTAAAGGGTCAGCTCGTCCGTCCGCTGGGCGCTCATCGCGCGGGACAGCATTACATAGAAACTATCAAAGGTCGATGTAATGATGGCTTTCAGCTCAGGAGGCAGCCGGTCGTACTGGCGTTTGAAATTCGCGTTGTCGTTGCGGAACACCACGTCGGCATGAGCCCTCTCGTCGTCCCGGCCTAATAAATAATCGGTAGTCACGCCGAAATACTCAGCCAGCGCACAGAGGACCTCAAAATCCGGCTCCTTATCCATGGTCTCGTACCCGGAGACAGTGGTGCGCTGCTTTTTGATGATGCGCGCCAAATCGTTCTGTGTCAAATCCCGTTCTTTGCGGAGGGAGATAAGCCGCTGTGAAAACTTCTGCATGATAGAACCTCCTTGAAAAAATAGTATATCATAGTTTGTCCCTAAAAGGAACATAATGACATGAAAAGTGTCACTCAAGAAAAAATTTTTGAAAAATAACTTGACTTTGCCCCTTTTAGGGACTATAATGCTCTTAGAAAGCCCCGATACGGGGCAAAAAGAAAGGAGCATTCGCATTGAGAAAGAGGTTGATTGGTCTCCGCAAGGGGGCGGGGTACACTCAGCAGACGTTTTCCGACAAGCTGGGTATCAGCCGCAGCCACTACGCCCAAATCGAGAGCGGAGAGAAAAACCCGTCGTTGAAGCTGAGCCTGAAAATCAAGGGCGCGCTCAACTACGAGTACGACGATATTTTTTTTAACCCAAAACGACCCGTTTCGCGTCACAATCCGAAATAAGCGACCCTGAAAGGAGCGAACCTGTTTCGTCCTTGTGATTATATTTTACCCGGAGAGGAGAGAGAGATAAATGCCTAAGATGGCGACGAAAGCGGCGGACAACGTATTTTACAAGGCACGAATGGCCGCCGCATCGTGGAACGACCGGCTCGCCAGCAGAGAGGGAACCTCGGAGCTGACGGGAATCGACCGCACCCGGCTGGCTAACATCGAGCTGGGAACCGTGAACCCGCACCCGGATGAGGTGCTCATGCTCGCGGACACCTACAACGCCCCGGAGCTGCAAAACCATTTTTGCTCGCGGCTTTGCCCGCTGGGAATTGGAACGGTGAACCCGGTAAAGGTGGAGGAGTTCGAGGCCGTGGTGCTGCAAATGCTCTCGGTCATGCGATGCCTGCCGGAGGTAAAAGACGGCATCATCGACATCGCGGCGGACGGCGTTATCGACGATAATGAGCGCGAGCGCATGAAAGAGTATCTCAGGATGCTGGATGAGATAGACGACAAAATCCAGTCCTTGAAACTGCTTTACCGCAAGCAGTTCGGCAAGGACTAAGTTATCCACAAAAACCACAAGGAGGTGTGAAAAGTGTCGGAAACCGCTTTGGCTGGAAACGCCGTGGAAAGCCTGCATATCGGGAACACCCGCGTGAGGATATGCGACGATTACTGCCGGTCCAGAACGCCGGAGGAGATAAAAGCCATCCTCGACCGCATAGCTCTCCGGGCCATCGGCAGCCTGACGGCGGAGACGACACGAGGTTATGCAGAGACTTAAAGCGCGGATGGAGCTGGCGACAGCCGTTTTCTTTGCGGCGATTTTCATGGTGGCTATGATTTGCACCTGTGCATCGGCAGCCGACCGGGGACGCGCAGAGGAACCCACGATTTCCACGAACCCCCACAACGTGCTGACAGAAACACAGTGTACGGTCTACATCCAACCGACGCCCACGACCGCACCCGAACCGACGGCCACGGAGCCGGAAATCCTTTACGACATCCCCCTCACCGATGAGCTCCAAAGATTCGTCCGGGAACAGTGCGAGGCGCGCGGCGTTCCGTTTGAGATTGCCCTCGCCCTCATCGAGCGGGAAAGCAGCTACCGAACCAACGTGAAGAGCGCCACCAACGATTACGGCCTCATGCAGATTAACGCCTGCAATCACGAATGGCTGGCGGAGGAGCTGGGGCTCACGGATATGTTGGACCCCTACCAGAACATTACTGCCGGGGTCTATATCCTCGGACAGGCTTTTGAGAAATACGGAGACCCTAATCAGGCACTCATGGCCTACAACATGGGCGACGCAGGAATGCGGGAGGCTTGGGAGCAGGGCATCCGCAGCACAAAATACAGCCGCGCGGTTATAGAGGCGGCTAATCTACTAAAAGAGAGGTGAACACCTTGAATGCCGTACAGGTACGAAACGTGCGCCAGATGCGGCCAGAAATGGAACGTCAGCGCACAAGCGGAAATACCCCGCAGCGGGTATATATGTCCAAAATGCAGAAACGCCGAAAGGCGCGGAGAGCCCGAAAGGCGAAAGCCTTTGCGGCGGTGGTAATTCTTTGGCTCATGGAAGTCTCGATGGCAGCCGCTGCCGGAGCCGTAGTAGCGGCCATCATCGTCCCGCTGGCGCTTTTGAAGCGCGGCTACTTCTCCCTCGGCGGAGAATGGTTGCTCGTGCTGGCGGCCACGCTGCTGGCCTATCACTTTATCCATAAAGCCGTTTTCAGACGGCTCGAAAGTTAGGAGGGAAAACACATGGGAAATTCAATGCCTTGCCGTTGCGGGAGATGCAATAGGGTCTTGAGAAGTGCGGAGGCCATCGAGGTCGGTCTTGGCTCCTCGTGCTGCCGAAAGGCCACCGGGAAAACCATCAAGCAGGTGCTCAAAGAGCGGAGAGAAGAGGCCGCCAGAGAGGCCGCAGATGGCAACGAGACTGAGTAGCGTCGAGATTTATGACTTGGCGGAAGAATACCTCGGAGCGCCCATAGCGCCGGAGGAAATGCTCGAAGCAGAGCCTTACGCCCGCCATAAACTCAGCCTCATCAACGAGCGAGAGGGAACCGACCACGGCGATGACTACCTCGCCATCCTTATCGCAGAAACGGTCCGGGCAAACGCATTTTCGGCGCTCACCGTGGCGCTGTGCGAGTTGCTGAGAGACGACACCGAGAACCAAACCGGGCAGGAAAATGGCATAAAAAAAGAACCGCACCCGAAAGCGCGGCCCTCAACCTAAACGCTATTTTACCACGCCCACATCTAAAAATCAATAGGAGCGTGAAGAAAAGTGAGTAACGAGAAAAATCAGGCGGCGCTGTCCATTGTTCAGCAGTATCCGCCTACGCAGTACAACCTCCTCGTCCCGATGCAGACGGTGACGGAAATCGCCGACATCCAAAAGCCGGTGATGAACGCCGTATCTATCAGCACCAACCTCAATGACGGGGAAATCTACGAGATGGAAAAGGCCAAAGCGGCCTACACGGACCGCAACGGCTACCCGCACCCCGCCACCCCGGCGAAATACGCCCTCACCAAGAAAGGGCTCACCAAGCTCATGCGAGCGGCGGGCATCAAAATCCTGTCCAGCCGCCCGACCGTCCCCTCTACCTGCCAGAAATGCGCGGAGATCAACCGGGGAATCGGAAAGCCAGTGCGCTGCGGTGCCTGCCCGAATAAGGACGTAAAGCATGAGGTACGTATCAGCGTCCCCCAGCTTACCGGCGAAAACGTCACCATCGTCGCCCATAAGGAAATCGCTATTGACGATGTGACCGCCGGAATGACGGACAAGCAGCGGGCGGAATTTATGAAATACCGCAGCGAGATGTGCGAGAGCAAGGCCCTCAACCGCGCCCTCAGAACGGCCATGCAGATTAAGTCCTCGTATTTCATCGAGGAGTTCCAAAAACCCTTCGTCGTGGCCTATCTGGTGCCGAACCTTGACAATCCGGCAGTCCGGGAGAAAGCCGTCGAGAGTATGTTTGGGGCTACTGAGGAGCTCTACGGAGCCCGCCCGGCGGCCAGCCATACCATCTACGTCGGCGATGAGGATGAGGGAAACGGTATCTATCCGGCAGAGGATGAAACACCCCCGGCATACGCCCAGCCTCCCGCAGAGCCGCAGCCACCGCAGCCTCCACAGCAGAGACAGCAGCGCGGAGCCCGGCAGGCCGGAGGCGGCCAGCAGAACAAGAACGGTGACAGCGAATTTTGCGCCGATTGCGGCGTTCAAATCGGCCTCGACGTTGCGGAATACAGCCGCAAGCACTATGAGGGCAAAACCTATTGCCGGACCTGTCAGAAAAACCACGAATGGAGGAAATGATTATGGCTTTGAAAATTCTTCATACCGGCGACTGGCATATCGGTAGCTATCCGGGCCCGGAAACCAACGGCGAGAACGCCCGCTACCATGATGTTTTGCGCTGCCTCAACTGCCTCGTAGAGACAGCGGCGCAGGAAAAGCCGGGCATCATCATCATCTCCGGCGACATCTTCCATCAGGCTCGCGTCTGGTCCGACAGAGGGCTCAAGGAAAGCCGCGCAGCCATCCAGATTATCCGCAGCCTCTCGCAGGTTGCGCCGGTTGTGGTGCTGAGAGGCACTCCGAACCACGACAGCGAACAGCAGTTTGAAATGCTCAAAACCGCCTTTTTCGGCGATGACAGCGTTTCTATCATCACCCAGCCGGAGCTCCTGACGGTCTATACATACGACGGCCAGCCGGTTCAGGTTGCGGGCGTTCCGTGGTTTGACCGAGGAGAATACAGAGCAAAGCACCCCGGCCTCTCCCGTGAGGAGGAGACACAGGTATTCACGGACCTGCTGGCGGACATTGTGATGGGACTGAAAGCGCAGTGCGCGCCCGGCCTCCCGTCAATCCTCTCCACCCACTACACCGTACCCGGATGCAACATGGAGAGCGGCCAGACGGCGCTCTTCGCCCAGTTTGAGCCGGTCATCTACCCGGACACTCTTTCAGCGGCGGGGTTCGACCTCGTGGCGCTGGGGCATATTCACCGCCCGCAGCAGCTTGCCGAAACTGAAAACGCCTTTTACTGCGGCAGCATCACCGGCCTCAACTTCAACGATGAGGGGCAGGAACGCGGGTTCTACATCCATGAATACGACAACACCGGGACCGGGTTCACCCGCACGTCCAGCCGGTTCATCGAGACCCCGTACCGCAAGTTTGAAACCATCCGCATGACGCAGACGGACATCGACGGCATCAACGCCGGAGCCATTGACGAAGTGGCGCAGAACCTTTGGGGATGGCGGACGAAGCCGGAGACCACCATGGCGGGCAGCATCGTGAGAGTGCTCTATACCTGCTCGGACGCAGCAAACAAGGCGTTCAACAAGGCGCTGTTGGAAAAGCGGCTCTATGATGACGGAGCCTTTTGGGTGCAGGAAATCACCCCGGAGGAAATTACGGCCAGTGTGAACCGCGATGAGCTGACCGGCGATAACAGCCCGGAGGAGAACCTCGCCGCATACCTCGCCGAAAAGGGCAAGGAACCGGCGGACGCTGAGAGGCTTTTGACGCTGGCCCGCCCCATCATTTCGGAGGCGCTGGAAAAGAACCGGCTTGAGGCCCCGTCCGGCGTGTTTATCCCGCAGGAAATCGAAGTCCACAACTACCGCAACTACCGGGACGAGAGATTCAGCTATGAGGGCATCAGCTTCGCCACCATCAATGGCGAAAACGGCGCAGGCAAATCGAGCTTGTTTATGGATGCCATGCTGGACGCGCTCTACGAGGAGCCCCGTGAGGGCGACCTTACCGGCTGGATTTGTAACGCGGAGGATGCCCGGAGCGGCTCTATCAAATTCACGTTCCGCCTCGGAGAAAAAACCTACCGCGTCACCCGCACTCGGCAGAAATCCGGCAAGGCGACGCTCAACCTCGCCGAACTGGTGGAGGGCGAATGGCAGGACCGCAGCGCGGAGAGATACAAGGACACACAGGCCATTATTGAGCAGACCATCGGCATGGACAGCCTGACGCTCAAGGCCACCGGCCTCATCATGCAGGACCAATACGGGTTATTCCTTACCGCAGACAAAACGGACCGCATGGCAATCCTCGGCAGCATTCTTGGGCTGGGGATTTACGGCTCCATGGAGAGTATGGCAGCAGACCGGGCCACGACGGCCAACAGAGAGTTACGCCGGGTTCAGGCAGCGGCCACCGAGATTGCGGGAGCTATGCCGGACGTTGAGGCTATCAAGAGCGACATGGAGGGCGGCAAAGCAATCCGCAGCGAGACCGAAAAAGAGCTCGCGCGGCGGAAAGAGGCGGCGGATAACATCCGTTTCAGGCTCCGCGTTGCCTCCGAGGCTGGCGAGAGAGCAAACAAACTGGCCGTGGAGATACAGGACACCTCCAACAAATTGAGCGCCTCTACGATGGCTCAGGAGGCTCAGAGACGGCTCATCGAACAGGCTGACGCGGTGCTCGCACAGGAACAGGCCATCCTTGGTGCTGTCGCTGAGTACGGAACCCTTGAGGATGAGGAAAAGCAGCTCTTGGGAACCGTGGCACTCTATCAGGCCAAAAAGGCAGAGGGTGACCGCGTGGCGGCGGCTTTGAGCGAGGCCAGACGGAAAAGCGCCCGCCTGACAGCAGAGCGGCAGGCAGCCATGGAGAGCCGTTGGAGCTATGAGCAGGCCATCGTCGGCATGGATGAGCTGGAAAAGCAGGTGGCCGGGCACGATGAGGCGCAGGCCCGCCTCGCAGAATTGCAGGAGAAATGGCGGGCAGCCGAAACAGAGTATGAACGCGCCGCCCTTGCAGTCTCCGAGGAAAGCAGCAAGTACAGCAGCGGCAAGGGCCTCGAAGAGGCCGCTATCGCCGAGCTGAAAAGCAAAACCGCGATGCTGGAAAACAGCGGATGCACAGCGGAAAACCCGTCTTGCATCTTCTTACAGACGGCCATCGAGGCAAAGGCAGCCTTGCCGGGCAAAGAGGCGGAACTGGCGGAATACTGCCAGCAGGAAGAAAAGCTCATCGCAGACCTCACAGAGCGCCGCGACACGCTCCTCAGAGACTTGCAGGAGGGCGGCTATAAAGAGGCCGTAGAAGAACAGAAAAAGGCCGTCTCCGACATCGTTGCGGCGGCCAAAAGGCTGGCAGACATGACCGGACAGAAAGAACGGCTTACCGCGCTACTGGCCCGGATTGAGGCCATCAAAACCGAGCTGGAAGAGCTGGCGACCACCATCACCGGCTACGAGGCGCAGGCGGCGGAGATTTCCCCGGAGCTGGCCCGGATTGAGGTTGCGACGCAGCGCCACACCGAAATCAGGAGCCGTATGGCAGAGCTTGAGCCCTACATCGCGCAGGAAAAAGAGCTCCCGGCGGCCCGGCAGAAAAAAGAGGCAGCGGAAACCCGCCTGAAAGAGCTGACCGGGGAATATGCGGAGCTGGTCTTCCGCCTGCACACAAAGCAGGAAGAGCGAAAAAAAGAGACCGAGGCGGCCACCAATACCGTACAGATGGAGGCGGAGCTGGCCGTGGCCGAAACGGCCATGAGGGAGTGCGAAAGCAAGCTCAAGGCGCTGGATGAGGAAATGGGCGGGTTCGCCCAGAAAATCGCCGATGCAGAGAAGTCGCAGACCCGTATTGATGAGCTGACACAGCAGGCCCAGCAGCAGGGGCAACTCGCGGCGGATTACGAAGAGCTCAAGCGGGCGTTCTCGCAGGACGGCATCCCTCACAATATCGTGCGGAGCATGGTGCCGCTGTTTGAGGCAACCGCCACCAGCATCCTCGGCCAGATGAGCGGCGGCCACATGAGCGTGGAGCTCAGAATGGAAAAGGCCCTCAAGAGCAACAGCAAGAAAGAGGTCACGGCGCTGGACATCATCATCAACGACGCAAACACCGGCGCGTTGCCTTATATGAGCCGCTCCGGCGGCGAGCGCGTCAAAGCGGCCCTTTCCGTCATCCTCGCCCTTTCTGAAATCAAAAGCAGCACAGCGGGCGTACAGCTCGGTTTCCTGTTCATTGACGAACCGCCGTTCCTCGATGACAAGGGTGTGCAGGCATACTGCGACGCATTGGAGGCCATCCAGCGCCGCTACTCGGCCATAAAGATTATGGCGATCACCCATGACCCGGAGATGAAAGCCCGGTTCCCTCAGTCAGTGGATGTCATCAAGACCGAAGAGGGCAGCAAGGTTATTTACGCCTAACGGCAATCACGGTCATCCCGGGGAGACACCCTCCCCGGACTTCGACCGTCAAGGAGGTGATATTAATGGGCCGAAACAATAAGCAGACGGCGGACTACTTCCCGCACTACATCGGCAGCAGCCGCACGAAGTTTATCCTTGAGCAACGCTGGCACAATGACGGCTACGCCTTTTGGTTCAAACTTTTGGAGCTGCTTTGTGCGGCAGACGGCCAGTATTATGACTGCTGGACCAAGATTAACTGGGACTACCTCATCGCTGTTACCGGCGTGAGCTCGGAGACGGCAGAGGAAATCTTAAACACCCTCGCGGGGATGGACAAGGTGGACAAAGAGCTTTGGGAGACGTGCCGGGTTATCTGGATAGAGAGCCTCATGGCAAACCTCAAGGGCCTGTACGATAAAAGAACCTCGGCCCCGGAGAGGCCTCCGCTTACGTTATTTCCGGGACGGAAATGGGATAATTCAGGCATAACCGGGTCAGAAATCGCGGAAAGCGAAGAAAAAGAGCCCGAAACGCCGAAAACCGGGGAAGAAAAACCAAAACGCACCCGAAAGCCCAGCGCATTGAGCGCGGCGCAGCTTGCCCTATTCGAGAAGTTCTACGCGGCCTACCCCAAAAAGGTGGACCGGGGCACAGCTGAAAAGGCGTGGGCGAAGATAAGCCCGCCGCCCGACGAGGAAATGACGGAGCGCATCGTGGAGGCAGTAAAGCTCTCAATCAAATTTGACAGCCGGTTCAGGGAACGGCAGTTTACGCCCGCCCCGGCGAGCTGGCTGAATGCCAAAGGCTATATGAATGACTTCTCGCAGGGGGGTGAACGAAACAATGGAGAAAATAGGAGCGATTATGGGGCGGATGAATTTGCACCATCAGGAGGATTCCGAGGGTCTGGCAGATAGGTTCGATGCAACCTCCTACACCAGTCTCGATGTTATCGAGGGCCGCATCAAAAGCAAGAAAGAGGTCCCGGAGCCGGAAGTCTGCGAGTTCTGCGGCGCGAAGCTCTACCATCAGGCTATTATGATTGATGGGGTAGCTTTTCTGTTTGCCCCCTTTGCGGAACGCTGTACCTGTGAAAAGGCCGCAGCCAAATGGAAAGCCTACGATGAGGCTGAGACCCGAAAAAAGCAAGCAGCCGAAGAGGCAGAGCGCCGCAAGCGGCAGATGGCCCGGATTGAGCGCCTGCTCGGCAAGAGTGGCATCAAAAAGAGGTTCCAGCAGCGTACTTTTGAGAATTTCATTCAGGACACCCCGGAGCGCAAGCGATGTTACAAAATCGCCAAATCCTACGCCGACCGCTTTGCATACTACGCGGCCAAAGGCGAGGGGCTCTACATAGAGGGCACCAACGGGACCGGCAAGACGCACCTTGCAGCAGCCATCGCTTTGCAACTCATCAACGAGGGGGTCCCGGTGATATGCAAAACCTCATCGGACATGATGGCAGACATTAAAAGAGGGTTCGACAGCGGGGAAGTCACGGAATACGAGGTTCTCAAAGCTTACAAAGAGGTTGACCTGCTCATTATCGACGACCTCGGCAAGGAACAGTGTACCGATTGGAGCATGAGCACCCTCTACTCTATCCTCAACGACCGTTACGAGGACATGAAACCGACCATAGTGACGACCAACTACAACACGGACGGGCTGCTCAAGGCACTCACGCCCAAAGGCATGGATAGCTCGAAAATCATAGCAATTATCAGCCGTCTCCGGGAAACCAGCTCGGTGCTGACGATGGCATGGAAAGACTGCCGGGGCAACTGAGAAAGGAACAGAGCATGGAGAAAATCGCAACGGTCTTTTTGGACCTTGATAAAATCGCGGACAGCGGACAATGTTTCCGCTGGCGCGAGGTAGGCGACCGGGAATATATCATCCCGGCCTTTGGAAAAGAGCTGCACATCAAGCAGGACGGCCCGGACGGCTGGCTGGAATTTGATTGCAGCAGAGAGGAATACGAGACGGTCTGGGCGGACTATTTCGACCTCAAGACGAATTACGCGCGGTACACGGAGGAACTGCGGACGATTAAGGTGCCGGAGTACCTCCGGGAGGCAGAGAAAGCAGCGAGAGGCATCCGCATCCTCCGACAGGACCTTTGGGAGGTCATCGTCAGTTTCCTCGTCAGCCAGAACAATAATATCCCCCGCATCCGGCAGAGCCTTGAAAAAATGTGTGAGAGGTTCGGAGGGTTCCCCACCGCGCGGCAGATAGCCATAGCCGGGCCGAAAGGCATGAGCGGGCTGGGCTTAGGTTACAGAGACAAATACATCATTGACGCGGCAATCACCTACTGCGGGGACGGCGACGGCACCACCGAGCGCATCCTCAAGAGCCTCAGCTATGACGATGCTATGGAATATTTGCTCACATGGCGAGGCGTCGGCGAAAAGGTAGCCAACTGTATTTGCCTTTATGGACTGGGGCATAAAGAAGCGTTCCCTCGTGACGTTTGGATAAAGCGGATTGAGACGGAGCACTTCGGCGGCCACTTCCCGGATGAGGATTTCCCGGAATACGCGGGCGTTTTGCAGCAGTTCATTTACTACTATGAGAGGAGCCGGAAGAATGGCAGAGATAAAGAAACTTAACCCCGATTTGATACACCGGGCAAATTCCAACAGCTTCGGGGGAACGCGCGGAGACATCTCCGAGCACGATTACGAGGTCTATTGCAACCGGGTGCTGGAATGGCCCATCTCCGAGGAGAAAAAGCAGAAAATCCTCGACAAGATTTACGAAAAGCACATGGCAATCCTTTCCCACGAGGCATCCCATGTGAGCGTCATGGTGGCGGGCCCGGCCAGATACAACGCCAAAAAGCTCGACCACAGCGACCAGATTCTCAGCCTCTCCTCGGAGTTCGTGGAATGGTTCAAGGACCTTGAGGAACAGGTAAAGGCCGGACAGGTCAAGCAGACGGATGAGGCCGAAATTACCCGGCTGGTCGAGATGATTGAGTTCTGCGACCAGAGAGAGGAGCTCCGGCCCGACGGGGACCTCGCCCTACTGGCGATGAAAGACAACGCAAAATTCGTGGAGCTTTTCGAGAAGTTACAGCCCAAATACAAGTGGCGGAAGAACAGCAACCTCTACAAGCTCTATATCGCCAGCAAAGAAGGAAAGGTCAAGGAGACCAAACGCGAAACCTTTTTTGAGGATGAGAACCTCACGGCCTACACGATGGGAGACCGGGCCTATATCAAATTCACTATGCGCCCGGCGCGCCAGCTTATCGTAGCCCTCAAGAGCCGGAAATGGTGGTGGAACAGCCGCGAGGAGGCTTGGAGCACCTACCTGAATAGGCTGGATAAGGAATGGGTAGAGAGCATCAGCGACCGCTATGCGAAATACGTCTAAAGGAGGCAGCAGCATGAACGAGAAAGAACGGAAAAACCGCGATGAGCTTTTCAGATTGATGCGGGAAAACCCGGATTTGCCCGTCGTGGCGATGGTAGACAGCGAAATCGTGGCAGACGATGGATATAACCGCTGGCTCGGAGCTTGGGGCTACTGCGAAATCGGTGAGTATTTTGTTGGTGATGAGCGGGTTCACTTTCGGGAAAGCGACGACTTTTACGAAATCGAGGCGGCGCTGACAGATGGACAGTTTTGCTACGACGATTTTGAAGCCATGAGCGATGAGGAGGCAAAGGCTGCCTATAATTCTCTACCTTGGGTAAAGGCCATCGTCGTCAATATTGACTTGCCATAACAAGGAGGGATAGATATGGGATATTTGAAAGAATTACACGGAATGACATTACTCGGCAGAACGCCGGAGGGGACTTGCCCGGAGTGTGCAGTGAAACACGACCCGGAGCAGCCACACAACCGGGACAGCCTTACATATCAGTACAAATTCTACGACCAGCACGGACGCTGGCCGACATGGGCGGACGCTATGGCACATTGCCCGGAGGAAGTAAAAGAGCTCTGGACGCAGGCTTTGGGAGAGCGAGGTATCGAAGTATGAAAAAGTTGGAGCAAAAGTATTTGGACATTCTCGAAAAGCACGATTGGGCGGTCTGCGGCTATACCGATGACGGCAGAGTGGAGCTCGAAAAGTATTCCCCGGCGGGCGAGGATTTTACAATCTGCGTGAACGCGGAAAACCTCCCAGAGGCCGTAGCCGAGACTGCCGCAGATTTTGACATCGACGAGCACATCGAAATGTGGATTGAGGCGAGGCATAACGGGGTCGGCGGCGTTCCGTCCGCCAGAGAGCTCGTCACCGACGCGGAGGCCATCGCCGAAATGCTGAGGGAGCTCGCGGCAGCACTAGCAGAAAGTGAGGCGGCGGAGTGATGGAATACATGAAACTGACAGAGACGGAGAAAGCCTGCCACCCCTCGATACACTGCACCGGGAGCGTCCGGGGTATGAAGAA